AGTTTTTCTTGCTTTCTCTATTTGTTTTAAAGCTATCTTAACTTTTTGTACCGCTTTATCAGCTGATATTGTCCCATCTACTACACCTGCATACGTATCATTCAAAACCTTTCCAACTCTACCAGAAACAGTACCTACTCTATCTAAAGCAGCTACAACAATTGGTGTTAAATCTATAGCCATATTATTTATCTCCTTATATTGTAAAAACTTGGGTACTTTTTACTTTATTTATACCATTTTTAATTTCTCTAGCTTTCTCAGCTAACGTAGCACCTGGCCGTTGTATCATAGCTAATCCTTGTACATTACCTGCATTATTATAATGTGCTCCATGAAGACTTTTTCCTAACATATTAAGAGCATCCAGTATATCTTCCAATACTTCTACTGTCATATTACCTTTCAATACAGGTTCAGAAGCGAACCTATCACCTAAATTTATAATTGGTGACTCAAAATTAATTCTTTGTGTAGCTGATAAATTTATATTTCTACTACTAAACGCGTGTATATCATTATTATTCTTACTATTAAATATTATTTTATCTGAATTTAGAATTATTTGTCTACCCGAAAACTCATGTGGAGCTGTCTGAGATTCGGCTGCTGGTGTTAAATCAACAGTTTCATTTGTAGTCAAATAAAGTGAAGAACCATCAGCATTTATATCTTCCTCAACTGGTTTAGCGTAAACACTATTTATATCTTCTACTGTTTCACCTTCACCCAATTTAGAAGCATCTAATAATTGACCAGCTCTAAATAAAATATTTGGTGATATTTCATAATCATCACCACTTGATTGATTGCTACCCAATCTTATTGAATTACCAAACCTACCATTATAAATTATATCACCCTCTTCAGCTCTCAATCTCCTAATATTATTATTAGTTTTAAAATAATCTCCAGGATCAAATAACCCTTCAGTAGCTCTATTGGGTATTCCAGTCTCGGATACTTCTTCAGCATCTGATACTGATATATCTCTTTGAAGATAAAGACTACTTAGACCTTCAAACGAATTAGAATTAACAGAGTTTAATAAATTTAATTTTTGTGTATAAAAACACTTTCCTAAATAATGTACACATATTACATACTCACCCTTTAATGGAAAATCTTGTACATTTGGGTCAAGTGGAAAACTCCAATCCAACTCACCATCTTCTATATCAGTTTCACTTACAAGATACCGAGCCTTAATAGCTCCTACATAACGATAATCTGGTGTTACCTTATCAGCTAACAATAAATTATTTTCTGTTAAATCATCATCAGTTAAAGCAATATCTATTACTTCAGCTGCCTCTAATTCATAAAATTCTTCTGCTTGTATAAAATTTCGTACAAAAGTATTAACTTGAGATAAAGTAGGTAATCCATCTTGAATAGTAGGTGGATCAACAGTTCCCTTAGATATTTTATAAGACATATTAGTTTAATTTAGTGATAGTTTTTATATCTGTTGTTACGTCGTCAGTTTTATTTTGTAAATTTTCTACAACCTCATCTATATTTTTCATAATTTGATTCTTTTCTTCTTCTGTCAATCCAAACTCACTTTCAGAACCAACCTTGCCCTCAGTAGCCAGTATCCTCTGTACTACACCAGCTAATTTTACTAACAACTCGTCATTCTTTACATTTATTTCTAGATACTCCTTTATCATAGGTATTAATTCTATGGCTGTATCTCCATCTTTAATAAATCCGACTACTTCTTTAACGAGAACTTCTAATTGTTTTTTATTACGTGAAGAATTGTTATAAATGTCTTCAAACAATCCAGAAAGTGTCTTACCTTTGAATAATTCGTATTCTGTTGTCATTTTTTTGATTTCCTTTGGGTAGAATAACTCATTTATAAATATCATATTATCATAAAATGACTTTTACATATATAAATATATACTAAACTTGTTTTGACTATATATACAATAGTTATTACTAACAAGGGAGTAATTCCCTTATTTCTTAAATAAACGGGAGATTAACCATGAAGGAAGTCGTAGCACTGGTCAAAGATTGGATAGATGATATTATTCATCTAATGATATCTTTTGTAGCAATAGGAGCCGTTGGTGAAGTATTGTTCGGAAGTGGAGTCTTTGGCGTAAATGTTATTGGTAACCTGACAGCAATTATCGAAAAGTTTGGCGAATCAGGATTCGCTGGTCTCGTCGCTCTATTGGTGTTGGTGGGTTTATTCCGCAAATAACTGTATTGGGAATAAAATGAAAAAGGGGAGTTGACTCCCCTTTTTTTATGCTAAAAAATAGAACCAGTATTACTGGTATCTATATCTCCTTCAGAAAGATATTCACCATATAATCGTTCATGATATTTCTTCATCACATTTACGACACGAGTTATATGTTGTGTATTGGAATCGGTCATTTCACGTATTAAAATATACAAAGCTTTCTTATTAAAATTTTCTATATTTTCTCTACGTCTAAATAATTCCAACACAGCATTAGCTACATTTATATCTTTCTTTCGTCTGAAAATATTTGTTAAATTATTTTCCCAATATTCTAACATTTGATTTACAAAATACTTATTTAAATCATCAGTTTCACGTAAACTTTCTTCTTTACCAAAATTTCTACCAAAGTCCAGTTTATTAAGGTTATCATGAATTTTCATTTTTTTATAGTTGTTATTATTATGTAATATTAAATAATTCTTTGCAACAATACTAAAGTAAGAAAACGCTTTACCTTTTTCCTTAGCATACTTGTGCATATTCATTACAAGAAAAGATACTACTTCATGTTTTACATCTTCACTTGGAACATCAAAATAATAAAACTTAAATGTATGAATTATATTTTCAACTAACTTTTCAAAAGCATATTGTATATGATCTTCATATATTCTATTTCTAATATCTGATGTATTACAATTATTATACCTACATATTGCATTTTCAGTTGTTGTTGTAAAATAATAATTTTTTCGTTTAGGTGCCATCTTCTAATTCCTTTCCTCTAAATTCATTTAATTCATTAATAGTAGCTTTTATTTCTTCAAACACGGTACCTACCTCATCATCAGCTTCAAAAGCTCCCATATAATCTATTCTATCTAAATCCTCATGTACGGTGTGGACTCTTTCTGTAAATTTTTCAACCCACGTTTCCAACATTTCTGTTTTTTTAACTAAGTTCCAAATTATATAACCACCCATTCCGATAGTTGTTGTTGAAACTCCAAGTAATATTTCTAATACCATAACTTATCTCCAAAAATTATGTTCTATTGTTTTTTTATAATTAGCATTTTTCATATTGTGCTCTATAACATCTAAATTAAATTCGGGTTTTTTATTCGTCAATTCATACTTACCTTTTCCTATCATTTCTTTCCATTTCAAATCTACATCTTTAGGATATTTTCTAATCCATTCTACTGTTGATTTTTTTAATAACTTTTTTGCTTTTTTACTTAATGGTAAAATATATCTAAATTGTTTACCTTTAATTCTTTTAATACCTTTTAGTTCCATGAAATCATAAGTCAACCAAAAAACTTTTTCTTTATTTAACATACGAGCATTTTCTTCACATAACTTTCTTGATGTTCGTGGATGTATTTTCTCTCCGCTCTCACTCATATAAATGTCAGTCCAAATATAACCACCATATAAAAAATTAAAACTCTGATAAACATAACCAGGTTTACCCACAATACCGTCAGCCCAAGTATAGAGAAATAATTTATCTTTTGTATTTTCTTTCATCCATCTTACAACCTTTGATAACATTTGAGATTCTGAATTACGTGGCATCTCTTCTAACATACACATCTTACCAATTTCATAATAATCTTTTGTTTCCAAACCAGGAAATAATTTATTTATTGTTTGTCTTGGTTGTGTACCCCAACCTAAAGTAATAACTCCTACTAATTTATCAGTTAAAAAACAACCGAGATAATGTTTAGTTAATCGTGGCATTACCTTTGAATAGTGAGTTTTTTGTATCAAATCTATAGCCAAAAATTTATCTATTTCTTTGATTTCAAAATCAAACTTCATTTATCTCCAAATAATTCATCAAATAAATCTTTATGTTTTGTTTGTAATACTTGGTCTACCGTAGTTTCTGTTTTACCTAAACCAACAGCTTCTTGTATAGTTTCTACAACCTCTTCTTCTTCTTTCTTTACTTCTGGATCTAATATTTTTGGATAATTTATATTCGGTGATTCTCCAAACATATACTGTTCTTTCTCCAATCGTGTAGCCATCATATCAGCTTGATGTATAATTAATGGTAAATTACTTTTTAACTGACGAGATTCTACATAATTTTTAAGGTAACCTGTGTTGGCCTCTTCATAAAGTCCATCAGCTAACCTCAAAGATAAATATTCTACTTCTGTCATTTTAACTTCAAACTGATTTAAAATCCATATCGCTCTATCAGTTGGTGTCATATAATGTAACTCTTTATTTTCTACATACATTTTACCCTGATTTATTCTATGCCATTCTGAGTCATTAGGAATATAATAGTCTTTCTCCAAATTACCACCTTTACCTAAATCATGAAACATAGCTGCGAACACTATTGTTTCTTTTGAATAGTCCTTATTAAAAGCTCCCTGTTCTCCCCATAGTTCAGTTAACTTTAAAGCACATTCAATCACATTCAATATATGAACAACATAACCACCAGGCCATGCACAATGGAAATAATCAGTACCACTTGCTGGAGCGAACATCATTCTATCCTTGTAATGTTCATACATTACAATAATTTTATTTTTTCTATCTCCATCAAAATTTTCTATAACTACATCAATTAATTTATTCCAATTTTCATTTAATTCATCGGGTGTCAATTTCATAACCTTTATTCTCCTTTTTTAATCTAACCAAGGCATTTTATATATGTGGGCATCAGCAAATTTGTATGGTTTAACATGAGTTGATTCAAGAATATCTACCATGTTAACCCACTTAGAATTCATAGTATCTCTTACTTGATATATACCATCTTTATATCCTGTCCCTTTAATTAAAATAAAATCTCCATAATCAAAAGGACCACCCCAACGTTTTAATAAATTGCGTGATAAAGCGACAAACTTATATTCGGATGCACTACTGATTTTAATACGAGTTCCATCTGCTGTTATGTTTGGTGTTCTATCTGTTTGTGGCCACACTGGTTGGTACATAGTAACATCTACTACTATACCATATTTAAGAAACTCATTTAATTCATTTTCTAATTCAAGTTTCTCTTTATTTAAATTATTT